AATTACTCCGAAATAGTACTAGTTGATAGTTTATATAATGGAAAATATAATGTTGTAGCGGTAGCAGCAACTACATTTGATATTGTTTTAGAAGAAGTTCCAGAGAATCTATCATACACTAAAAATAACTGCGATGTATTAAAGTATATTACGTCATCTACAACATCTACTGGAGGAATAGGGAAACTAAACTTAATATCTAATGGGTATGGTTATAAGAACTTACCAATTGTAGATGGAATTTTGACACAAAATGGAAAGGATGCTTACGTTCTTGCAAAATCTAATAGTGTAGGTAATGTAAATCAGATTAGAATTAAAAACGAAGAATTTGAATATTCATTTGATCCCACATTAAATCCAACTGCATTTGTTTCTCCTAATATTATTTTAAATAATTCAAACACTTTAGAATCTATTACTGTTAGTAACGGTGGAAGAGGATACACAGAATCTCCAGATGTTGTAATTGTTAATTCATCTACGGGAGAGAAAATTGATTCTGGATTATTAACTGCAAACTTGGTTGGCGAATCTGTAAATTCTATAACAATAGAAGAAAATCCAAAAGGACTTCCTGAAGACTCTGTTAAATTATTTACCATTAATAATACAAATGGTATAAGCGTTCAAAGAGTAGAATCCAATTCTACTGGCATATTCACTTGCTCTATAACAGTACCACCTCTTGGTTTTTCCACATACCCATTTGCTGCTGGAGATCAAGTTTTTGTTGAGGGAATACAAAAATTTAGTTCAAGTGGTTCTGGTTTTAATTCTGAAGATTATGGTTATGTTTTATTCTCTGTGGATTCTTATATAGAATCATCTCCATATCATAAGGTTGTTTTTGATCTTTCTAGTGTATCTAATGGTGGATTAACAACTAATACTGGAATTGCCAAAACCATCCAGGATGGATTTGCAACTTTAATACATGAAGATGAATATCCAACGTTTGATATAGTACAAAGAAGATTGAATTTCAGTATTGGTGAACAAATCGTCTCCAATAACATTGTAAGAGATTTGTTTGTTTCGGATTATGATGGAACTATTCTTAAGGTATTTGGTACTTACGATCTCAGTTTAAATGAAGTTATAATTGGAAAAGAATCAGGAACAGTAGCAACTGTCAATGAAATTGGCATTAACTCTGGAACATTTAAAATTGGATATTCAATACCACAAAATATTGGATGGATTGACGAAGTTGGAAAACTAAACCATGACAATCAAGTTACCCCAGATAATGACTACTATCAAAATCTTTCATATTCAATACAGAGCACTAAGGAATATAGTGAAATCCAATCCAAAATTAAACCATTACTACACACTAGTGGATTAAAGGATTTTGCAGATACTGGTATTACATCAACAACAGAAGCATCAGATCTTCTAGGAACTGATGAAACAATAGTTGTTCGTGATTTTATAGATGATCTTAGAGTAGATACAATTTACGATTTTGATTTGGTTCAGGATATTGACATTGATTCGGCAACAGGAAACTCAAAATATCTAAAATTAAAAAATACAAAACTTACAGATTATGTCAAAAATATTGGTAATGATGTTTTATCTATTGATGATATAAGTGATCGTTTCTCAAACTCAGAAAGTAACCCTAGTGAATTTTTTAACATCATTAAACTCGACTCTTCAAACTCTTATGAAAACTTCTTAATTCGTGTCACAAGTTCGGATAACAGTGAAATTCAATTCAGTGAAGTTGTAATTTTAAATGATGGAACTAATAGTTATCTTGTAGAAAAGGGTAGCATTGTAAATGTGGGAGTTGATACAACTTTACACTCATTGAATGAGCAGTATGGTGAATTTTCTGTAGTAGTTGATGATCTTGGCGATAGTTATCTTAGGTTTATTCCTGTAGATCCATATGATACAGATTATGATTTAAAACTTTTAAGAAATACCTTTACTTCGTCCTCTGTCGGCGTCGGAACAACATCAGTTGGTTTCTCAAACTTGGTAAGTTCTACAGGAATAGCGACCTCTGGAATAACAACAAACATAGCTTCATTTAGCACTGCAGATTTTGAGTCTCTATATGCAAATGTTCAAGTAGTTAATTCCACAACAAATGAGATGAATTTTGTTGAGGTATATGTTTCTGCGGCAGGAACAGATACTTATATTTCGGAATACTATTTTGATTCAGATCAAAATCTGAACTTCTCAAATAATTTTATAGGATCATTTGGAGCAAATATTTCTTCTGGAGTTCTAACATTAGATTACACTAATACTTCTTCGGATGACAATTTACTGAGAGCAAAAATTGTTGGTTTTGGAACAACATCTACTGGTGTTGGAACTCCCTATAGATTTAAATTGGATAGACAACCAACAGGATCTGAAAGAACAGTCATCTATCAATCCGATTTTACTGTCGGTGTTGGAACAACTTCTATAGTCTCTGTAGATAAAACCTTATTCAATTCTATAAAATCACTAGTAGAAGTTAGCATTGGATCTACAAAAGCAGTTCATCAAGTAATGATGATACAAGATGATAATGATGTTTACGTACAACAATCAGCTCTTCTTAGTGTCAGTTCAAATTCCACATTTGATGATGTATTGGGAATAGGTACTTTTGGTGGAGATAACAGTGGATCAAACCTAGAACTCAACTTCTACCCAGATTCAGAGTTTTCTGCAGAAAATATTATAATATCTGCATTTAGTCAGTGTTTTTATGATGATTTAGATACAGAAAATACACCACCAACTCTCAACTATGGAAATATTCAGGAATCTGTAGATCTCAAGTTCTACAATGCTATAAATGGCGATAGAATTAATAGATCTAATTTTAATCTTACATCTGGCGGAACCCAAATATTTGCAAAATCATTTGACCCACAAGATACTTCAATATTAAATTCCTCTACAGGAACTTTTACAATACAAAATCACTTCTTTAAAGATGGTGAAGAATTAATTTACACTCCAAAATCATCAATAATTGGAATTGCAACAACTGCAATGACCTATACTGATGGTAGTGTTACAGACCTACTTCCCTCTACAGTTTTTGCAATTGTAAATAACCTAAATGCTGATGTTTTCCAAATATCAACAGTGAGAAGTGGAACAGCAGTAACATTCACTGATCTTGGTGGTGGAAATAATCACCAATTCGAAATGTCTAAAAAGAATGAAAAATCCATTATCGTTATTGATAACTTAATTCAACATCCGTTAATTTTTACAAATATTTCTCATACTTTATCTGAATCTATTGGAACATCTACTACTACTTTCAGTTTGAGTGGAATATCCTCTATCAATCCCCTCGATATTCTTAAAATAGATGATGAATTTGTCAGGGTCAATAATGTTGGTTTGGGGACAACAAGTGTAGGTCCAATCACCAATTCTGGATCGTTTAATTTGGTAGAAACTGATAGAGGATTTGTCGGAACATCATCAACATCACACACATCTTCAACACAGGTTGATATCTATAGAGGATCTTTTAATATTGTAGAAAATGAAATACATTTCACAGAATCTCCTAGAGGAAATCCTCAAATTACAAAAACAGAGTCTAATTTAGATTTTGATACGTCAACTTTTAGTGGGCGTGTATTCCTAAGATCTGATTATACCACCAATAAAATATATGATGACTTGTCTGAACAGTTTAACGGAATCGGAAGAACTTTCACATTACAAGTTGGTGGTGCAAATACAACTGGAATTGGATCTACTGGAGGTAGTGGAATTGTTCTCATAAATGGAATATTCCAGCAACCAACCACAACAAATAATCCAAGTGGCAATTATAAGATATTAGAAAATACTGTCGTTGGTATTAGCACTATAGAATTTTCTGGCATTACAAAACCAGAAACAGATCCTCTAGAGTATGTTACTTCAGATTATGATGTTAATCAAAATGAGACTCCAAGAGGCGGAATTATTGTTTCACTAGGATCAACACCAGGTCTTGGTTTCGCACCACTTGTAGGTGCTTCTGTAACTGCCATAGTGGGTGCAGGAGGATCTATTTCTGGAATAACAACTGCACTTCCTGGAGGTTCTTATGGTTCTGGTTATAATGGATTAACTTCTATTGGAGTAACTGTTTATGATCCAACGCAAGATGCTGGTGGGGATCCAGCAATAATAACGGCAACTGTTGGAGCGGGAGGAACCCTTTCATTCTCAATTGTTGGATCTGGTGGAACTGGATATAATAATCCCAAAGTATATGTTTCCGAACCAACCTATGAAAATCTTTCTGTTATTGGCGTTTCTAGACTTGGTATTGGTAATACAACTCAGACGGGTATTGGTCTTTCTGTAAGTTTAAAAGTTGGACCAGTTGGTGTAGCATCAACATATTTTGGAGTAACTGAATTTGATATAACCAGAAATGGTTATTCTTTTAGAAGAGGTGATGTTTTTAAACCTGTCGGACTTGTTACAGACTCTACACTTTCCTCACCAATTTCAGAATTTGAACTAACCGTTATTGAAACTTATTCTGATAAATTTGCAGCATGGGAATTTGGTGAACTAGATTTTATAGATTCTATTTCCGATTACCAAGATGGTGTAAGAACGACATTCCCACTATTCTATAACGGAGAACTTCTAAGTTTTGAGAAAGATCTTGATTCTAGAATAAGTCTGGTAAACTGCTTATTAATCTTTATAAACGGAGTACTCCAAGAACCAGGTATTTCTTATGAATTTGATGGTGGAACATCGTTTAAATTTACAACCGCACCAAAAGTAGAAGATAAAATCTCAATTTATTTCTATACTGGCACAAATTCTGATGTCCAACTTATAACTGGAGTCTCAGAAACTCTGAAAAAAGGTGACATTGTTCAGGTTCTTAAGAGTAATGATTATCCAGGAATATTGGCTCAAGACAAGAGAACAATATATGATTTATCATTCTCCGATAAATTTGAGACGAATTTGTATCCTGGTCCTGGAATTAGCACAGAATATAGATCACTTAGTTGGACTAAACAAAAGGTTGACAAAAAGATTAATGGAGAATTCGTATCAAAATCTAGAGACTCAATTGAATCTCTTGTATTCCCAACGGCAAATATAATAAGTGGTTTGTCAACGAGTGATACTCAGGTATTCGTAGATACTGTTGAGTTGTTTAGATATGAGAATCCAGATCTGTCGTCATTTGATTGTTTAATTGTTAATGGAATATCAACCAGTGCTAATGGATCTGTAGAATTAGTATCTAACTTTACAACAATACAAGGTGATTCTGGTTCCATAGTTGGAATAGCATCAACTACCACACCAAATTTGGCAATAGAATTTACCCTAGATTCTTTAGTCTCTTCCAACTTACAAGTTGGATATCCTATTTACATATTTGATACTTTAGTTGGAAATGGTGTAACATCTATTATAAATTCGGACAGTGAAGTCATCGGAATAGGAACTACTTATTTGGATAATGTTTATCATGTTGAGGCGATAAACAACTCAACTGGAATTATTACTTGTCGTGTTCATTCCGCTTCATCTCTCTTAGGAATTAATACAACTGGAACTTCTAGTTATCCAGTTGGTAGATATTCATGGGGTAGATTGTCAAATACATCTGGTTTGGTTAGATCTTCTAATCCAATATCTATTGGTGTAACTGGAGGATTAGTTTCGGGATTATCAACATATCCAACTATTCAGAGGAGGAATGTTGGTATAAGGTCTACTGGCGCTCTACCTAAACTGTTATAAATATCTAAAAAACTATGTTAATATGGCTGCTGTCGTAACAGATCAATTTAGAATATTGAATGCGAATAATTTTGTAGATTCAGTTTTAGATGATAATAATTCATACTACGTGTTTTTAGGTCTTCCAAATTCAAGTGTCACTGGATTTGGAAGAACTTCTGATTGGAATACTTCATCCAGTGGACCACCAAGTCCTACAGATAATTTGCAATATTTGTCTCATTATAGAGATACTGGATTGTTTGGTAAGAGAGTCACGAGTGCAAATATTAGAAGAGTTATAAGAAAAGTTCAATGGACAACCAACACTGCCTATGACATGTATAGGCATGATTATAGTGTATCAAATCCAACACCAAATTCCCAAACAAGTAGGTTATACGACTCAAATTATTATGTAATTAATAGTGACTATAAGGTGTATATCTGTATTGATAATGGATCATCGGGTACAAATATTACTGGAAGCAGATCAAAATTTGAACCAACATCTACAGATCTGCAACCATTTTCTGCAGGTTCTGATGGATACTTGTGGAAGTATTTGTTCTCAATCTCCCCAAGCGACGTTATAAAGTTTGACTCTACCGAATATATTGTAGTTCCAAACGATTGGGCAACTACATCAGACTCACAAATTCAGTCAGTTAGAGAGTCTGGGGATTCAGACACTAATAATAATCAAATTAAGAAAGTTTATATTAAGAGTGGTGGAACAGGTTATTCTAATGGAACATACGATATTCTAGGAGATGGATCTGGTGCTAAGGTTTCTGTAACTGTTGATAGTAATGGTACAATTACATCAACAAACATAACCTCTGGCGGAAGTGGATATACTTTTGGTATAGTTGATTTAAAACGAACTGGAACAATATCTAGTGCAGCAAACTTAATACCAATCATACCACCATCAAAAGGTCATGGATATGATATCTACACCGAACTTGGAGCAGATAGAGTATTAGTTTACTCCAGATTTGATAGTTCAACTAAAGATTTTCCAGTTGATACTAAATTTTCACAAGTTGGGATTGTGAAAAATCCAAAAGAATATGCAGGAGTTTCTACATTTACTGGATCAACTTATTCTGGTCTATATGCACTAAAATTAGACGCCTCTTATGCAGGAACACCTACTGTCGGAGAAACAGTTTCTCAAACTCAATCAGCGTCAGAGATTGCAAAAGGATACGTTGCTTCATATGACAGCACCACTAAAGTTTTAAAGTATTTTAAAGATAGATCACTTTTCCTTACAAATGGTGTAAGTCAAGAAGATAGAACAACTATTGGTGTAAATTCTAAAATTATAGAATTTAATAATACTGATAGCATTTCCTTTACATCAGCAACTAGTACCACAGTTTCTGCTGGATTTACTGGAAGTTCTGAAAATGGAGTTAATCTCGGAGTAACCTTTACGGGTGGACTTGCAAATCCAGAGATAAATAAAAAGACGGGCGATATTATCTACATCGATAATAGACCCGAAGTTGAAAGAAATCTTAGGCAAAAAGAAGACGTTAAAATCATTCTGGAATTCTAAAAAAGATGGCACAAAAAACAGACTTAAATATCAACCCTTATTTTGATGATTTTGATTCGGGTAAAAACTTTTATAAAGTCTTATTTAAGCCAGGATATCCAGTTCAGGCACGAGAACTGACTACTTTACAATCAATACTTCAGAACCAAATTGAATCTTTTGGAAGTTATACTTTTAAGGAAGGTACAGTTGTAATTCCAGGAAATGTTGCATATGATGGTCAGTTTTATGCCGTAAAATTAAATTCCACCACATTTGGTGTTGACATATCATTATACATCAATGAATTCATAGGTAAAAAAATAACAGGTCAAAATTCAGGAACGACTGCAACTATCCAATATGTTGCTCTACCTGATGGTAACTCAGTTGAAGACGTTACAATCTACGTAAAATACGTAGATTCTAATAATAATTTTGTTTTTGATCAATTTGAAGATGGAGAATCTTTATATGCGGACGAAAATGTAGTTTATGGAAATACTAATATTAGTGCCGGAACTCCTTTTGCATCCTTAATCAACAACAATGCAACTTCTATTGGATCAGCAGCGTCCATAGGAGAAGGAGTTTATTTCGTTAGAGGATTCTTTGCAAATGTTTCAAAACAAACAGTAATATTAGACTATTATACAAATACTCCATCATATAGAGTTGGTTTATCTGTACAAGAATTGTTAATTGGTGCAAAGGATGATTCTTCCTTATATGATAATGCTAAGGGATTTACAAATTTTGCAGCACCTGGAGCAGATAGACTTCAAATAAATTTAACATTAACAAAAAAATTAATCACAGATACTAACGATACGGACTTTATAGAACTTCTTAGAATAGAAGATGGAAGAATAAAAAAAATTGAGAATAAAACTCAACTCAATAGACTTGGCGATTATATTGCGGAAAGAACATATGAAGAATCTGGTCACTATGCATTAGACAATTTTAAAGTTTCATTACATAATTCTCTCAATGATAAATTGGGAAATGATGGATTATTTTTTGAAACTCAATCGACAGAACAATTAAACACACCATCAGATGATTTAATGTGTGTAAAAGTTTCTCCAGGAGAAGCTTATGTTGGTGGTTATAATGTAGAAAAAGTTTCTACTACTATTATAGATGTAGAAAAACCCAGAGATACTGCAACCGTATCAACTGCAAATATTCCCTTTGAGATGGGAAATCTTTTGAGAGTTAATAATGTATCTGGCGCACCAAAACAAAAAGAATCTATTGACTTATTCAACCAATTTGCGGGCGGAGGAACACAAATTGGTGATGCAAGAGTCTATACATTTAATTTAACAGGATCTTCTTATCAAGACGAATCAACAAATTGGGATTTGTATCTATATGACATCCAAACATATACATCTTTAACATTAAACACACCGGTAACACCTTTAGGATTAATAACGTCATCATACATTAAAGGTAAGAGTAGTGGAGCTAGTGGTTATGCAGTTTCTTCTGGATCTGGCAGCACTGTAAACATTAGACAAACTTCTGGGACTTTTTCTGTTGGGGAACAACTTACCATCAATGGTATTGATGTCTCTGCCACAGTTTCATCAGTCATAGTATACGGAACAAGAGATATTAAATCAGTTTCTCAATCAGGTGTATCTGGTTTCCCAACATTTACAGCAGATTCTCTCTTAGATTCTATAAGTTTGCCAAATGGTGTTGTTGCTGGAACTATCAGTGGTGGAAATACATTAGTAAGTCCAGGTAAAGTTTTTACTGGTATTAAAGTTGGCGACATTATTAGATATCAAACATCATCTGGAGATGAAACATTTAATAGAGTCACTGCAAATAATACCACGTCTCTCACATTAGCGTCTTCTACGACTGTTTCTGGCGTTCATGCTGGATCTGTTTCTAATGGAACATATTCTTCAATCAAACTCGGAATACCAGTTTTAAGAAATCAAGAAAGAGCATATTTGTATGCAGAACTTCCAGATTCCAACATTGAGTCTGTTAATCTTTCAGGTTCTACGTTAAAAATATCCGAACAAATTACAGGAGAAACCACAGACTCTTCTGGCGTATTAACTTTTAATCTTTCGTCTATTAGTGGTATCACTAGTGCATTCTTTGATCCATTTGATGAAGAAAGATATTCAATTCACTACACAGGTGGTGGAATTGGCACTGTAACATCAGATGCTTTTTCAATAAGTTCAAATACCGTAACTATTAATGGATTGACACCATCACAATCAAGCATTGTTGTTAATACGTCTCTGACAAAAAATGGTATTCAAAGTAAAATTAAAGATTACACGAGAAGTGCTGCTCTAGATGTAATATATTCAAAACATCCACAGTCTGGCGTAGGTGTTAATACTTCTGTTAATGATGGATTAACATATAATGCAAATTATGGTTTACGAGTTCAAGATGAAGAAATTTCATTAAATTGGCCAGACGTAGTAAAAGTTCTTGCTATTCTTGAGTCTTTAGATGAAAATTCTCCAATCTTAGATCAAATTCAATTTTTCGATGCATCTGTTGTAAGTAATGCTATTATTGGAGAAAATATTATCAGTTCTTCTAGTAATGCAGTTGCAAGAGTTGTTGCTAAACCATCTGCACTTGTTCTATCTGTAGTTTATTTAAATCAAGATAGATTTATTTCTGGGGAATCAGTTACATTAGAGGAATCAAATAATACGGTACAAATTCAGTCATTAACTAAGGGATCATATAAAGATATAACATCTTCCTTTATTTTAGATAAGGGTCAAAAAGAACAATATTATGATTACTCTAGATTAATTAGAAGTTCTTCCACACCAACACCATCAAGAAGATTAAAAATTATATTTGATCATTATACAATACCTGCAGCAGACAATGGAGATGTTTATACCGTATTGAGTTATGGTGACGATAGATTTGCGGAGGATATCCCCGAAATAGGACCAAGAAGAGTAAGAGCATCGGATACCCTCGATTTTAGACCAAGAGTATCTCAATTTACTGTAACTAATAAATCGCCATTTGACTTCGACTCAAGAAGTTTTGGTACGCTACCAAAACTCATATTAAAACCAAAAGAGACCTCTCTGATTGGATATAATTATTATTTACCTAGAATTGATAAGGTTTATTTGGACACCTTTGGCAATTTTATTGTTCAAAAGGGAATTTCTGGCATAAATCCAAAAGCTCCATCAAATAATAATCCCAATGGATTAATGGAACTGGGAACTATTACACTTCCAGCATATCTTTATGATCCCAATGACGCTAATATATCACTCGTTGATAATAGAAGATATACAATGAGAGATATTGGTAAACTTGAAGATAGAATTGAAAATTTGGAAAGAGTTACTTCACTTTCTCTCTTGGAAGTTAATACCCAAACACTTCAGGTCCAAGATTCGCAAGGAAATAACAGATTTAAAACTGGATTCTTTGTAGATGACTTTAAAAACAATTCTCTTATTAATCTGAATGTTTCCTCAATACAAGTCAACACTGATTCGCAAGAATTAACAACAATTGTAAGTAGTAATACTCTTAAAGGACAAATTGCACCATCTACAGATATCACGGATGAAAATTTAGACCTTTCAACTAACTTTAGTTTGTTAGATTCTAATGTCCAAAAAACTGGAAATGCTATTACACTCAAGTACAATAGTGTTGGATGGATTGAACAACCTCTCGCAACTAAAGTAGAAAATGTTAATCCATTCCATGTAGTTTCTTACAATGGATTTGTTAAGTTGTCTCCATCTAGTGATAGTTGGTTGAGAACTATAAGAATTCCTGAGTCGAATTCTTCAATAACCAGAAGAGTTCCTGATGTAAATCGTCAGGGATCAACTGCCACAACAGTTACGTCAAATGATGTCATAATTTCTTCTGGTAACGAACAATATATGCGTTCCAGAAATACTCAATTTTCTGCAAATAATTTAAAACCATTAACTAAATTCTACCAATTCTTTGATGGAAATGGGAGTGTGGATTTTATACCAAAACTTCTTGAAATTTCCAATGATTCCACATTAGTAAACTATGGATCTGTCGGATCTTTTGAGGTTGGAGAAACTGTAATTGGTTATAGTGATGGAAATGAATTGATTAGATTTAGATTGTGTTCTGGAAATCATAAAGAGGGTTCTTTTAACTCACCATCAAAGACTTTCAATATAAACCCATATGTAAAAGCAGAAAATCTTTCTGCAGCATATAGTCAGTCTTCCAAAGTCTTAAATATTGATACATTTGCACTTTCCGAAGAAGCACAGGGTAAGTATTATGGATATGTCAAAGCAGGAACAAAATTAGTTGGACAAACGAGCGGTGCTGTTGCATACGTTAAGGATCTACGTTTGATTAGTGATAATTATGGAAGTCTTTACGGATCATTTTTCCTAAGAAATCCACTTACAGTTCCAGCGCCTGCAGTTAGAATTACAACAGGTACAAAAACATATAAACTAACTAACAGTGAAACCAATGCAGTTCCACTTCCAGGAAGTAAATTGCAATCCACAGCAGAAACATCATATAGATCTGAAGGTAGATTTGAGGTTCGTCAACGTCAAACAGTAAGAACCACTACTACGTTCTATGATCCACTTGCACAATCATTTAGTGTCGGTGGAACAATTGATGCACCAGATTTAAATGGACAAAATAGTGATGCTAATGGAGCATTTTTGACTGCTGTAGATCTGTTCTTTGCCAACAAACCATCTGGAAATGATCCTGTAAGAATTGAAGTTAGAACGGTCGAGTTAGGAACTCCAACTAGAACAATCATTGGAAATCCAGTTACGCTAACACCACCTGAAGTAAACGTTTCATCAAATGGTACAACTGCAACAACAGTAAGATTTGATTATCCAATTTTCTTAGCACCTGGACAAGAATATGCGATTGTTGCTGTTGCAGAAACCACTGATGAATATGAATTGTGGATAGCAGAGATGGGAGAAAGAACTGTAAATACACAATCTCTCCCAGATGCGGAAGCAGTCATATATTCCAAACAGTTTGCCCTTGGAAGTTTGTTTAAATCTCAAAATGGGTCTATTTGGACTGCTAATCAGTATCAAGATCTTAAATTTAAATTATATAAGGCAAGTTTTACATCAACTACTGGAACAGCGTTCTTCTATAACCCAACTCTGGATGAAAGTAATGGGTATGTTGAAACATTAAATAATAGTCCGATTACAACGTTACCAAAAACATTAACTCTTGGAATCACAACGGTCACTGATACTGGAATTATTGGAATTTTAACAACTGGTAGAAAAATTTCCGGTTCGAATGGATTTGGATATGGTTATGTTGTAGGGTCTGGAAGTTCAGTTTCTAATGTTACAATCACTGATGGTGGTTCAAACTACCCAACAGGAACTTTTTCAAACTTAGAAACCACAAATATAGTTGGTAGTGGATCTGGTCTCAGATTAAGCATTACTGCTTCTGGTGGTGCCGTTACTGGTATTGCAGCAACAACTGCAACAGGAAATGGATATCAAGTTGGTGATGTTGTTGGAATTGTTACAACTCTTGGAAGAGATGCAAGATTTACTATTGAGTCTATCAGTGGATTAGATACACTTTATCTCTCTAATGTACAAGGTGAAAAAGGAGCATCTAAGTCATTCCAAGTTGGTGCAGCAGTTAGTTACTATAATGACGCAGGAACTATTGTATCTCTTGCAGCAACCACAATTACTGATAGGACATCGGAAGGTGCAAATCTGAACTCTGGAAATTATCTGAGAGTAAGTCATTTTGATCATGGAATGTATTCTTCCACGAACAAGGTTGTTCTTTCTAGAATTGAACCAAACGTTCCATCCACAACACTATCTTCATCTCTCAATATAGATGAGACAGCAACTATTAGTGTTGCAAGTACATCAAACTTTGCCACATTTGAGGGTCAAACTGTTTCAGGTTCTTATCTTGGATATGTCAAAATTGGAGATGAGATAATCTCATATAATGATGTTGGAAGTGGAACATTATCGATAAGTTCAAGATCTGTAGAAGGAAAAGTTCAACCACATGAATCTGGATCTTTAGTTACAAAGTATGAACTTAATGGTGTATCTCTCAGAAGGATTAATGGAGTTACTCATGACGTAAGTTCTTTGGGTAATGACATTGATCAATATCATATTGCGATTGACATGTCTACTAATGGATCTGACAGATCAAATGATGGAGATACATCTGGAACTCCTCAACTTTCATTTAATTCCGAAGCATCTCTTGGAGGAGCAAATTGTAAAGCAACTGAAAATATTCAATTCAATGAAATTGTTCCAAATTATGATATTTTGACTCCAGGTTCCTCAACTTCCGTAACTGCATCCGTAAGAACGACTACAGGAACAAGTGTAGATGGAAATGAATCATCTTTTGTTGACAATGGATTTGAAAATGTTGAGATAAATGAAGTAAATAGACTGAGTTCTGTTAGACTTGTAGCATCAAACATTAATGAAACAACGAGACTTACAAATCTACCTAGAAATAAGTCTTTCACTACAGGAATAACATTAAACACATCAGATACCAATTTATCACCGATAATCTACACTGATACTGCACTGACTGAATTTAGACTGAATAGATTAAATAATCCTATTTCGGACTATACGACAGATAATAGAGTAAATTCACTATTATTTGATCCACATTCAGCGGTTTACGTTTCTAATACTGTAAATCTTACACAAGCTTCAACTTCTTTAAAAGTGATACTTGCAGCATACAGACATGAATCTGCTGATTTTAGAGTTCTTTATAGTTTAATTAGAGCAGACTCTAGTGAAGTTACCCAAGAATTTGAGTTGTTCCCTGGATATGATAACTTAACTGTTGGTGCTGATGGAGCACTTTCTCCAGTTGATTCTGCTAAAAATAGTGGAAGACCTGATACCTTTGTTCCTGCAAGTTTGGAAAATCAATATCTTGAGTATGAATTCACTGCTAATGATTTAGATCTGTTTACTGGTTATACAATTAAAATTGTATTGTCTGGAACTGATCAGGCACATGCTCCAAGAATCAAAGATTTGAGGACAATCGCTCTGGTATGATAAGAGTTGACGGACATAAAAATCTCTACAGGGATGAAAAAAGTGGTGCCATAGTGAACTGTGACACCACTTCATATAATCAATATGTAAATTCTCTACAACATAAAGAGATGCAAAGACAGGAATTGGATAGAATGAAAAATGATATTGATGAGATAAAATCACTATTAAAGGAATTACTAAATAAGAAATAATTTAATGGACGTGCTGCAAATATAAATATCTGTAGGAATACTTTTAAATCTAATAATGGCAGTTTATGTATCTAACATTGTAATTGAACAGGGATTTGACTTTGACACGTCTTTCCAGCTGGAAGATACTAGAACAAATTCTCCATTGGATTTAACTGGCACTACTACTTCAGGGCAACTAAGAAAACATTATGGATCTACATCTAAAGTATCTTTTGCATCTACAGTGAGTAATGCTGAAGGTGGTGTCATTACAATTTCATTGACTGGTACTCAAACACTTGATTTAAAACCGGGGCGATATGTTTATGATGTGAAGATATTAAATTCTGGTAGAGAGTATAAAGCCGTTGAAGGGTCAGCACTAGTACGCGGGGGAGTCACCAGGTAATGCCTAATATTAACGACAGGATTGGGTCACAGAACGTAATTAGGGTATTATCTAACGCTTCTGCACCCCCAACACGAATAGTCAACTTAAATGACATAGACACCGCCCTAAAGACAAAGGACGGGGTGCTTCTTGTTTGGAACCTCTCGGATGAGAAGTTCTATATGACGGATACGATTGATTCGTCTTCGTTAATTGCTACAGGAATAGTTACATTTTCCAATACCACACAATCAACTTCATCAACAACTGGTGGAGTAATTTTTAGTGGTGGTGTTGGTATTGCAAAGGATTTAAATGTAGGTGGTGACGCAAGAGTAGTAGGCGTCGTAACATTTGGAACCGGAACCATTGTCGTAAATGGTGACAGTAACGTCATAACCGTAGGAACTGGTGTAACTATAAGTTCTTCAGATGGAATAACAGCACCATCTCTTAACATTCTTGGACCACTAACAGCACAGTCACTGAATGTTAGTGGAGTATCAACACTCGCTTCTGCTGGAGGAATCACAACAACTGGTGGTGATTTACATGTTGGTAGTGATTTATTTGTAAAGGATAATCTGAAAGTTGACGGTACATCCGAATTTATTGGTATTGTCACATTTAGGGGAGGAACTATAAATCTTGGTGATGCTGCTAGCGATGACATCAATATTGGGGGCGAATTTATATCAGATCTGAACCCAAGTGATGATGCTAGTTATGATCTTGGTATTACAACACAAAGATGGAGAAATGCACGATTCTCTGGTCTTGTAACAACAACTGACTTATTTGTTTCTGGTGTATCTACTTTTATTGGCGATACAAATGTTGATGGTAATGTTGATATTGATGGAAACTTAGTAATTGATGATCTTGAGGTCTCTGGTATCTCAACATTTGCATCTGATATTGATATCAATGCTTCTATTGATGTTGATGGTTTATCAGAACTTGATGAACTGAATGTTTCTGGATTATCAACTTTTGCATCAAACGTAGATGTAAACGCATCGGTAGATATTTCCTCCAACTTAATTGTAGATGGATTATCAGATTTAGATGAACTAAATGTTGCGGGTCTTTCTACCTTCGCTTCAGATTTAGACATCAATGCTTCTGTAGACGTAAGTAATAATCTTGTTGTTAATGGCAACTTACAAACAGTTGGAATAACAACACTTGCTTCTTCTGGCGGTATTACTACAACTGGCGGAAACTTATTTGTAAAAAATAATTTAACTGTTGCTGAAAATCTTAAGGTTGACGGTACATCCGAATTTATTGGTATTGTCACATTTAGGGGTGGAACGATCAATCTCGGTGATCAAGACACTGATGATATTAATATCGGCGGTGAATTTGTATCAGATCTGAACCCAAGTGATGATGCTAGTTATGATTTGGGTATTGACGGCAAACGCTGGAAAGATGCAAGATTTTCTGGTCTGGTAACCTCAACAAATTTATATGTTTCTGGAATATCCACATTTGAAGGGAATCAGTTTACCACTGGAAATGTATCAATTACTGGTTTTGCAACAGTAACTGATGGTTTGTTTTATGAAGTAGGGGATTTTGATGGTCCTAATGGAGTTGCATATTTTGATGATACTGGAAAACTGATTGGTGCTGCAAGTACAGAATCTGGAATAAGCACCAGTAATTATGTCTTAACAACAAATGCAAGTGGCATACCAGTTTGGACAGATACAATTGATGGAGGACAGTTCTGATGGCAAAACCAAGTACTAGACAAGGACTTATTGATTATTGTTTGAGAAGACTTGGAGCTCCTGTATTAGAAATAAACGTTGACGATGAGCAGATTGATGATTTAGTAGATGATGCCATTCAGTATTTTAATGAACGTCACTATGATGGTGTGGAAAAGATGTACTTAAAGTACAAAATAACTGATGATGATCTTGCTAGAGGTAGAGCAAAAAATACTGATGGAGTTGGAATTGTAACAACAACCGGAACCTCAACGATTGTTGGAACAGCAACTACGTTTAGTTTTTATGAAAACTCAAATTATATACAAGTTCCAGATTCTGTAATAGGAATTGAGAAAATATTTAAATTTGACACCAGTTCTATTTCTGGCGGAATGTTCAGTATAAAATATCAATTATTTTTAAATGACCTTTATTATTTTAATTCTGTAGAACTTTTACAGTATTCTATGGTCAAATCATATCTTGAGGATATTGACTTTTTATTGACAACAGACAAACAAGTTAGATTTAATAAAAGACAAGATAGATTGTACCTAGATATTGATTGGGGATCTCAAGCAGCTGGTGATTATTTGGTTTTGGAATGTTATAGAGCATTAGACCCCGATTCATTTACTCAGGTATATAATGATAGTTTTGTAAAGCAATACCTTACTGCTCTCATAAAGAGACAATGGGGTCAGAATTTGATTAAGTTTCAAGGAGTAAAACTTCCTGGAGGAACGGAATTAAATGGAAGACAACTTTATGAGGATGGCGTAAGAGACCTTGAGGAAATAAAACAAAGAATGTCTTCAGAGTATGAATTGCCACCCATGGACTTAATTGGATAATTATGACTTTAAATCCATTTTTCCTACAAGGATCTCCAGGTGAACAGAGACTTGTTCAAGATCTAATTAACGAACAACTCACTGTATACGGTGTTGAGGTATACTACCTACCAAGAAAGATTTTCAAAACTGATAATATAATCAGAGAAATACAATCATCAAAGTTTGATGATGTATTTTTGATTGAAGCATATATCAATAACTATGATGGATATGCTCCAGGAAGTGATTTGATGACTAAATTTGGTCTCAAATTGCAAAATGAACTTAGTTTAACTATATCTAGGGAAAGATACGAAGACTTTATTGCTCCATTTTTGGAAGGTATCTCTTCTGGTATTAGAGAAGGTAGGATTTTAGATTATGACTTTGCGGACTTGATTGAGAGACCAAAAGAAGGAGACTTGATTTATTTTCCTCTCGGAGAAAGACTTTTTGAGATAAAAAGAGTAGAGTCTGAAAAACCTTTTTACCAATTAGGCAAAAATTATGTTTATGAATTGAATTGTGAACTTTATGAATATGAAAATGAACTTATTGACACCGCTATTGACGAAGTTGATAACACTGTAGAAGACGAAGGATATATTACAACTTTAAGATTAGTTGGTACTGCGGTAACTGCCACGGCAACTGCAAATACAAATATATCTGGTATATCAACCAACTTACCATCCATTGGTCAAATTATTTTGACTAATGATGGATCTGGTTATACAAGCACACCAACTGTTACTATATCTCCACCATCTTCTGGTGTCGGAACAGTTACGGCAACTGCTGTTGCTATAACCACCTCTGTAGGAAATGTACAGTCTATAAAAGAAATACTTTTAACAAACACTGGATTTGGATACACAACTTCAGATCCACCAACGGTTACTATTAGTGGCGGCGGCGGTTCTGGAGCAGCTGCTACCGCAATAGTTGTAACTGGTGGAATACTCTCATTTTCTATTACTAATCAAGGAAAAGGATATTATGGTAGCGAACCAACTGTAACCATAACTGGACCTTCTATTGGACAAACTGCAATTGCAAAGGCGTCTGTGTCTGGTGGAGAAGTCACTGGTCTTCAGATAGTAAATGCTGGATATGGATATACACAGGCACCAACCGTAACCATCTCAAGTCCAGTATCTGGAGTTGGAACTTTCTATTACAATGAGGAGGTAACGGGACAATCCTCCGGTGTTACTGCAAGAGTTAGAAACTTTAAGAGAAGGACTGATATTAGTGTTCAGTTTGCACCTGTGGACTTGCAAGTTTCCCTAAATACTGGAAACTTCTCTGTTGGAGAAACAGTAGTTGGAGGAATATCATCTGCCTCATATGTTGTAGAATCATACAACCGTGAAAGTTATGATAATCCATATGATGTAA